TACCACTTGTTATGTATCCATCATTAATTTCATATAAATAATAATATCCTGTTCCATATATATTAGTTGTCGATGCCGTTATAGAACCATTGTTTAGTCCACACGTTGTTCCCTGACTTTGGATAGAAATACAACTTCCCGAAGAAATAGTGAATTCTACAAATTGTGAAATAAGTGGTTCTTCTAAACAACTGTCAACTATTTCAATAACATACGTTCCTGCGGTAAGACCTACAAAAAAATATGATGTGGTATCTGCCGATGTAGGTAATAATCCTGTTGATGAATATTCAGTTACTGTATAGTTTGGAGATCCCCCATTTATTGAAAAGGATACACCTCCAGATCCTGTGTTTTCACAGTCTCCCGTAATTGAATAATTGAATATATTTATTGAACCACAACTCATTGAATACAAAGTAAATTAAAGTTTATCCCAACATTTATTTCAAAATTTTGGGTAACACTTAGGGGTATACAGTTACTATTATATATTGTGACAGTGTCATCACTGTTGATAACATAATCTAATCCTTCTGATTGTAAATTACTTAAAGCAGACTGTAAAGCCGACAACCAAACCGTGTTTGACGGATAACTAGCTGTAGGACTTGTATTTCCGTAACCCGTGAAAAATTCATAGTGTGATAGTAAATCCCCGTTTAAAACTAAGTCTACATACCAAGTACTTTCCAATGTATTTGGGTCACAATTAGGTTGTACTAATCCTTTATTTTGTAGAAGTTGATTCAGTACAACCGCAAAAGATGTAATTAAAGGGTTAGATCCCCAAGGATAAACAGGACATGTTGCCGATTGTATTGGACAATCTACCGCAAACAGTTGACCAATTAAAGAACAAGGTTTGCAAGGTACTGGTATAATTTGACATCCCATTTGCCTTCTCCAAACAAATTTTTGTCTATGAAATATGGAATTTTCTAACCTCACACCAGATGTTAATAAAGTTGTTGCTGGTATCATTTGTCCCACAAGTTTAATCCAATAATCCCCTAAACCATTCACATAGTCGATCATTGTTCTATATGTGAAATTATCATTAGGTATATTGATTGTTTGATTAGACTCTAAATATTTCCAATAAATTGATTGTAAAGTTGGGTAACCACCGGTTTTACCATCGGTAATAAATTGTCTATTCCTTACATTAATCATGTTCTTCCAAAAAGTTTGGGCAAACTCAAAAAATGTTTTTTGTTTTGGCTTAGGATTTATTTCTGTCCAATCTATACCACCCCTATTTGGATATGGTCCATTTGGATTTGGATTACAATAAGTTGGTTCTACATAATCTAATCCTTCATTAGGTATTGGGTAATTGTATCTTCTTGACATAGACCAAACGTCGTAAGCTAACCCTTGGGCTGGATTGAGAAATACATCTACGTTTTTTACGTTTACAACATATCTTTCATCATAAACCCTATAATAAGCATTGAACCCTCCGTCAGAACTTTTTCTTAATCCAACATTATCAATAGTCCAACTTTTTTTATTATCTATAGTTTTGTTTAATCCGTAACCAACACTCATAAATGGAAACTTACGGTATCTATCCAAATATATTTGCCCGTAATTAAACGGTAATAAAACTGTCTGATAATTAGGATTCTGCCCAACAAAAACTTGGTTAGTAGGTACTACTTGTTCTGGCATGTGATGATCAGGTGTTGATTCAAACCATCCACCACCAATTTGAAAGAAGTATCCATCATTTTCTTGTGGTGCCGTTGGGTACCCTTGATTGTCCATAGGATAGTCCAATCTAGTTGTAGATACACCACTTACAGTCGTTTGTAAGGTAAACCCAGTATACTGAACTCCCATGATAGAAAAGATATCCGTTGGATCCAATACAGGGGTCTGTTGAACATAAAGTCCACTTGAAATGTTTAAATATTGTTTATCAAATTGTGATAAGTTTATTTTTTCATCAGCAATATATATGTATTCGTTAAAATCTATTAGGGCTTCTGGCGCACCAACAAGTCTCAAAAGAATTTCAATGGATCTTCTAGTACCTTTAGATTTAAAAAGATATGCCGCATTTAGTATTAAATTCTTATAGAATTGATAATTAATTTCATCAGGTGTAAGTGCTCTTGAATATCCAGGAAAATTACTTTCTTGATTAGTACCAAATATTGAATCCAACAAACCTTCATTACTTATTGGAGAAATATTTGTTTTCCATCCTAATGTTTCTGCTAAGTTTTTCAAAAGTTGTGATGGAATATCGTTGCCAGTATTATAATTTACTGATGTCATATTTGCCAAGGACATAACAAATTTTCTAACTTCATCAAAACTTCTACCGTAAATTTGTAAGACTTTTTCTATTTTTCTATCACTTGTATCAAATTCTTTTAATGCACCTGTGGTCAAAAATCTTGAAATTAAATTTGTGTTGTACGAATCTAAATTTTCACAAATTGTATTCAATGTTGTCAAATACTTATCGAAATCATTTGTTCTAATATCAAGGTTCCATGAACCGTCCAACGGCCAACTTATTGTTTGGTTAACTGTAGAATAAGTTCCATCATCATTTTCTTGTGGTACTTGAAAAGTCGCAGTGTAAATAGGTAGAATCAATCTATTAAGAAGAAACTTTTCAACCTCATCAAAAAAGTCATTGAAAGATTTTTCCGTATAAAAAGTATTAGGTCTTAACACTATGTCAGAGGTCGTAGCTGATAATCCACTGAATGGGTTACCAGTGACATAAAGTTTTAACACAGTATCAGTATCATCAACAGGATCTAAGAATATTACATTATATTCTGAACTATTAACAAATATTGAATAGTTTAGATATTCCACTGTAAGATTTCTTAAGGGTGAAACTTCAATTTCGCTAAGTTCAAAATTTCGTGTAGCTGTAGTAGTAAAATCAATATCAAAAGGATTTCTGATTCTGTTTAATGGTAATTCTAAATAAGTTTCATCAAGAACTTTATCGTAATACATATTTACCGCGGTAAGTCCTGTTTGGAAATTCAAATTTTGCGACAAACTTTCTATACCCGCCGGAAAGTAATTTATAATTCTACTTATTGAAGTTGATATCCTTTTGGTCAACGAGCCGAACAAAGTAAAATTAGTTATTTGACTTAAATCAAAATTAGGGTATACCTGTAAATTTTTTGCAATTAAAACTTTTGATTCTTCAACACTTTTTAGGTCCAAATCATCTAAACTAATTGGACTAGAAAAGGCACCTATGTTAAATTTCCTATTTTGTTTTTCCGTTAATCCCGTTGTGAATTCAAAATTAGCGTTAGTTAAACCTCCACCGGCAACAAGTTGTACACCAACCAAGTCGTCGGAAAAAGTACTCGCTCCTGTGTCGGTTTGAGGTGGCCATTTATATTTTATTACCGCCATTATTGTGTTATGTTTGCAAAGTTTTTACTAAAATCAATGTTATTATTTCTATCTTGTCTAACTTCATATAACAACTCATTGTATTGATCTCTAATTTCAAATAAATTGTACTGTTTGTAAATGTTATTTTGTGAATCGTAAAGTGTGTAGATACCGTCATTAAGAGACTTAGTCTGATTACCAAACAATGCAATTGCTAAAGTAGAAATATCATGTTCAACCATTTCAATTTCCATAGTAATAGGATTGAAAAAAGTATTACTTATAATAATGTCTTGATCGGGTTGCCCAATAAATGGTGTTGCGTTTGGTTTATTTGATGGGGACGATGATGGTGACAAGGTACAAAAAATTAAATTTGTAACACCATTGACATATTGATATCTTACAGTACTTGTTGATGTATTTGTTGTATTTTGTACAACAGGTTCACAATAAAATGATGAAGTTATAATTCTAAAAAAATTAGGAATTTTAGCACCATTAGATTGAAGATATTCGACCCTATATCCAATTAATCCTTGATTGACAAATTTGTCCCTGAAAGCAACAGGTACATTACTTATGTCTATAACAAGACCTTTTATGTTTGGAAGTGCGGCTAAAATACCACAATCAGTTATTTTAGTTCTAATTTCGGCCGGTCTAATATATAAAGTGTAAATTCCAAGTTGATTGAAAACATTTGCCGGTAGTCTTAAATTATATAAACCACCTAATATTTCTATACCAGCATTTCCACCAGTATTCGCATTGTTAAAGTATGGTGTTAAAACCGCAGATGAATTAAGTTTAGTTAATTGGAAATCATTTGTAACATCTCGTGATGGTGTATAATTCAATATTATGTCTACATCAGTAGGACTTACATCCGCCGGTCTTATAGTTCCATATGTACCTGTTGCCATATAATTTTAGTTTGTTATTTTATAAATATTATTATTTAAGTTTCTACATTAAAAAATCCATAACCATATTTTTCAAGATCACCCATATTATCAACTTCACCTAATCTTTCTATTGATTCCAATGCAGAATTTTTACCTCGTTCAACAAATAGATCTGATCTTATTTCTGGTTCATACGCAACTCCAATCAATGCTTCTTCTTTAGTCAATCCTGATAAAACTAAGTCGTTTTGTGTCAAACCTGAAGACTGAACAAAATATAATGTAGTTCCACCACTCAAGTCCCAATAGTCAACACCATTAATTGTGTACGCAGAATAAGATCCATTTGGTATTGATCCCCAATATGTACCCACAACACCAGTGTCGCCAGTAACTTGCACACCAACAGGATAAGGTATTGGCCCATACTGTTCCAAATCGTTTAATGTAGAGTTTGTAGTCCCTGTGACCAAAAAAGGAACCCCAACATAACTTGAGCTTATGTAGGCATTGATATTAGTATTCGAATCACCACTAAATAAAAAATCATAACTTATTGGTATGTTTGCCCAATTCCCGCCTTGTTGGTAAAAAACTACTGTACCATTTGGGTTAAGTGGGACAATATTTTGGTATGGTACATTAATAGTTTTAGAAACTTCGGTTATTCCCCACGGTGTAGTCCCTTTTATTGTAATTGTATATGTACCGTTTGATGCCGGATAAGTATGATTTAAGGATGATGGAGCAAAAATATTTATAGGTACTATAGGAGATCCATCCCCCCAATCTACTTCAAATGTTGATTGTAAGACATTGTTAGAAGTGTTGTACACATAAAATGTATATGGATTTATAGTGTCAGAAGAAAAAATAAAATTATTGAGAGTTTCTTTTTGGTAAACCATACCATCAAAAACTGAGTACCAACCCATATCGTAGGTACTTTGTGTTAACATAATTGGTATAGTTAAACCTGTCAATAGTGAATCACCGTTAGTTCCACCCGACAATAGTTGAGTCATAGATGAATAAACGTAAGTTGTTCCAGTTTCACAATTTACATAAGTTATTCCTGATATTGGGCAACAAGGATCTTCGACAATAATTTCTTCACAATCACCCGTCCAATTAACAGGAAATATTTTATTTTTAATATCTTCTAAACCAATTTGTATGTAATATCTTTGTTCTTCCATTATGGGTTAATATATTCAAACCAGTTTATCGGTGTAGTTGTACCAACCCTATTACCGTTGTTATCATTAATTACATATGTAAAATCATTATAGTCCAATTTTACCTCATAATACAAATATTCCGCAGGATCAAAATTGAATTGGTTTGGTAAAATATTGTTCTGTTGAGTATTTGTCATTACAACATAACTACCTGTTCTTCCATTGAAGAATTTAGCACTCATATAAAAGGTGTCTATGTTTATAAAATCCCTACTTCTGAGCCAATAAATAAAAAAACCTTCTTTATCACCTATAAAGTCCAAAAGGTATTCAGGTTTCTTGATATCTACATTAGGTATTGATGGACTCAAAACCACATTTGTTTCTAATTTTCCCTGTTGCACAGGAAGTATTATTGTTAGATAATTTTTTTGTGTCGCAGAATCCTTTGTATCATACAAGTCCAACTTAAAGAAGCTTTTGGTAAAAGGTTTTGTATAATAATAAACTTCATTCACAGTAAAACCTTCAGTAAGATAAGACGAATTCCAAATATTTAAGTTTTGGTCAAAAAATCCAAAATCATAATTTATGTCGGTTCTATCACTACTATCATGTTTTTTATGTGAAAATCTTGCAACTTCAAAATCATTTTCCTTTCCAATCACTTCATCAATTGTTTCGGCTACAAATTCATCAATTGCATCATCACTACCCTGTAAATCCCATTTTACTTCAACAGGAATGTTAATGAACTTATCAGTAGGTTTATTCAATATTTTATAATTATTCACAATCATCTATAGTAGGTTCTGCAATTACATTTTGATTATTTAATAGAGTTCCGTCAACGTTACTTCCATCCCCAACTAACCTAAATATAATTTGGTCGTAGGGGTAGTGACTTCCATTCAAAAAAGGATAGTCAACACCGAAACCTTCACTGTCTTTATACCCATATGGGTAAATATCTCTCCATCTGAAAGTTTGACTTGTGGTTGAAAAGTATGCGTAATCAGGAACTAAATTAATATTTTGATATCCTTCATCATTTATCGATGTTGAAAATACCTTTATTGTCATTGGGTGATGTACTTTATAGTAATATCCTAATGGGTTATTTGGCGCTAAAAGTGTTGGTGCACTGAAATAGTTGTTATTGAATATTAGTTTTTGGTATACATCAGAAATTACTCTTTCTGTTTGATCATATGGGTTGAATTCACAAAAATCCCCATTAATGTTATCACCTAAGTTCAAATTTTCAACATAGTAAAACGTGTTACCATTAGAAACGTAAGTGTTTATTGGTAAATTAGTATTAGATAACGTATTTGTTTGATCCCACCAAACACTTGGTTGGTTATTTTCCAAAGGTAGATTAAACTCATAACCTTCTTTCAGGTTAGTGTTTGGTCCTAAAGTCCAACCAAAATAACCTTTCCAAATAAAACTAAAAAACAATTCGCTAATTGGTCTATTAAGATTATCTCTTAATCCTTCTATATTGATGTCATTATTGAATAATAAATTGTAAGTATCATTACCTTGTTTGATTGAAGATCTATTCAAATTATTTGGGGTTAATACTGCCTTTTCATATTTTGTAACTTTACCAAAAACATTTTTTTCGAAGCCAGCGTTGACTAATACAGAATCATTAATTGATGTTAATATTTTATGTACTCTAACATAATAATTCGAAGTTGTGTCAATTTCGTTTGTATTATTTATAACTCTTTTAAAAGTACCTGTTGTACCGTTGTTAAATGTTGGTGGTAAATAACCTATATTTTGAATGTTAAAAATAAATTCACCAGACCCAAAGTTCTGATTACCAAGTGATGTTACTTGAAAAGTATCAACACCGTTATAGTTGAAATTGAGTTTTACATATTCACCAACAGATAACCCATGTTTCATAGGACATCTGAAAGAAATTACATCATTTCCATAAAGTGAATTGTTTTCAATTATAAATGGTATACCATCAAATGCTTGCCATGTCCAAGTGTTGGATGTGTTTTGATCGTCGGCATATAATTGTCTATCAACATTTAAATGTGGATAAGTTAAATAATACATCCAATTATATGAAGTGGCACTTTTATTTATGAAACTAATATGACTATTTGGTCCTGTAGTATAACCATTAATATTGTTGTCTGTTCTTATGAAGTCAAATTCTGTATACTGTGGAAATCCATCCCAAGGTGCGTTTGGGTTACCACTTGATGTGATCGCGTTTGCAACTGAATTAGTGTAATATAAATTATCCCTGAAAGGTACATATGAAGTACTACCACTATAACTGTTATTGAAAAGAAAAACAATTTTAGTGGTTGGTCTAAAAATTGTTGATTCTTGTCTTTCTTTTTGATATAACTGTGCCAAGTCAATTTCTTCCGTTCTATCGTACTCAACTTGTTGTTTAAATGTTTGATTCAAAGGAACCCTTATCGCCATATCAACATCAGATGATACTTTGTTTTTTTTAGAACCTAACAATATTTGTATGTTTTCATTATTACCCATTAGTATTTTTGTTGTTTACATAAAGTTTAATAAATCTGTCAAGTGCCGTGTAACCATTACTTAACCCGAAATAAAAATGGAAGGGTGCCCCAACTAAAACAGGGTCAACACCAGGTGTGTTTGGTGCACCATATGTGACGTTAGCGATTGTTGGGTTAGGTCCTGGGGTAAAGTTGGTAATATGACCTTCTTGTGTCGTTGTTGTTTTAAAATAATCTGATGTTTGGAAGTCTAAAGATTGATATTTGTTTTTATAAAAACCACCTGTAGTTGTAAAAGGTGCCGTATACCAATTGTTATTTTCAGTTCCAAAAATAAAAGTAGTTGGGTTTGTTATTTGCCACTTGTAAAAAGGTACTTCTTGTGTTGTTGGGTATCCATATGTATAACCAACAAATGGTGACAAGTTGTAAGTTTGTACACCAGGTGATAGCTGTTTTCTATATATTGTTTCATTATTATTTGCCTGAAAGAAAATACCAAACAAAGGTTTCGATGGTGACTGTGCGTCATCACCTATGAAAAGATAATTGTTCGGGTAATTTTCATTCAAATAAGGCGTAACTTTGAATTCACTGTTTGTTGATAGTGCTTGTGCAAAATCTCCATCAATTCTTCCCCCACCACGATTACTATTGAAAAACTGAATTATTCCAATACCTTCTCCTTGATTTCCGTTTGTTGCAATAGGGAACATTTGTTGTATTATAGTTTGATTGAGTAATCTAGAAATGAATCCCATTTGCATAATATCAGAATCGTCACTATATGAAGTTGATTTTAGTTGATTAGCATAATAACCTTCTAAATTTTCGTTATTACATACTTGATTTATAAATTCATCTCTTGGTCCTAAGTCGACAATTGTAGTAGGACTTTGAAGTTGTTTTGTGTTATATCCTGGATTACTAACAAAAGCAGATAATATGTTGTTTGGAGGTGTTGGTGCCGGTTTACCTATAAATTGGTTTATAAATCTATCCCATGGTGATGATCTATAATAAAAACTATTTTGAGCATCTTCATAAACAATCGTGTCTTTACAATAATTGTAAGTTGGGTTTGTTATTGTACCAGGTCCGTAGGTAGATGTTTTACTAAATGAAGGCATATATAGAAAACCATTAATCCAATTGTTTTGAAATACTCTTCCAAAAACCCCTCTACATGCCGCTAACATAATTAGATATCTAACTTTCCATTCTAAAAATAACTTAACATCTTCATCATATTGGCTTATGTATTTTTTATTAAGTAGACAATAACATCCATTAACAACGCGGTTGGCCGGTATGTCACAATTGGTGTTTACAGTTATACCTGTACCGGTTCCTGAATAACATTTTAGAGCAACCATACCTTCACATGTTAGTGTTTGAGTCAATCCTGTAACTAATGGTGTTGAATCTGCATAAATTCCTGTTGGAGGTGTTCCTGGTGCCGAAACACTTGGGTTATTTTGTACTCCACCACCTTTGTAAAAGTAGAAGTTACTATTTTGGTGAAGTGCATATGATGTTTCACTTGAGTTACCTTCTTCAGTTCTAGAAGATGTTGGTAATCTATCGCTTCTCATCACCAAATTAGTTTCATCTAAAAAGTTTACAGAACCCGCCAAGTATCTATAATATGCTCTTGAGTATAATCCGTTGTATCCACTTGGTGAAGTACCATAATCACTATTTTGTCCCACTGTAGTTTTGAATATATAAATTGGTGATGATGGTCCTGAGGTACTTTGGGATCCAATAAAAGTACCACCAACAAAATAGTCTTGTACATATTTAGGTATTACATAATTGTATGGTGCTGTAGTGAATAAGTTATATGGTGCGGAAGATATGACAGAAACAGTTTGAAAGACGGGGTCAGGAGTGTATGATCCTGAATTGTCATCAGTTGATAAATAATAGTATGGTAACGTAGATGTGAATGGTGTATACTGTCCAGGTGTTAAATTAAATGTAAATGACGGGAAGTATAAATTAACAGTTGTATTATCTAATGTATCATGTGATACAGGTTTAACTTGTGTTGGGACCGCTTGAATTGGGTAGTTCAAATAATATTGTCCCGTAACTATTGGTCCTACACCATAAGATGCATTACCGAATATAATCGATAAATCATACTCAATTTCTTGTTTTGGGGTATGAGGATCAACACCCCTTGTTAGGATTATAATTTCATATGAATTTCGTGATGATGTTGCGATGTTATCAATCGCTCTACCTGAATTTTTGATTATTGGGAAATTATTTGTATTTGGATTACATTCGTCTTCATACACATATCCTATTTCATGAAATAAGTATTTTTTAGGAAATTTTTGTAAGTCAGCAATACTAAAATTAGGATTTGACGTAAAACTATTATAAGTAAATCCTGTTATAACTTGGAAGTATTCTATATCATTAGGATATTGAAGATAAGATTCTGTTTGGCCCGTATTCAATAGGTAAATTGTACTCGATAATGAAACCGATCCGTTTTGTGACGGGTCCGCATATGAAATTGTTTTTACAATAGGTGTTGTTGTATTTCCTGTCGAAGTAGTACCTGTAATTGCCGTATTATTAAATTGGTTTTGTGTTGCCCCTGTCAAATTGATCCATCCGTTGGATAATGTTGGGTCTTGGAACGATATTATTTCACCTATTCCAAGTTGTTGAATCATGCCGGCTTTAGCAACAACAACAAGAACTTGATCTTCAAATGGTTGGCTTGGTAAGGGTAAAGAAGGGTTTACTGTTGTTTTTATTTTGTTAACACCACTATTTGGTGTATTAGAAGTGTTGCTATAAAAATACTTGTCCCTTGTATTAAATTCATTCAATTTTTGTGGATACGTTTCTTGTGTTGGATAAGCAAACCATCTTTCATCAGGTCCAGCGGTTTTATCGGCAGCAAACAAGAATGGTTGTGGTGCATGTAATTTATATTTGTTTGTTGAATCTATTAGGTCATAACCTGAAAATATTCTTTGATAATCTAAAAGAGCTTGTGACAAAACATCAGATGTTATTTCTTGAGCTGTGACTCTGTTGATTAAAGACTTATATTGTAAACTACCACCACAATAAAATTTACCTTTATTATTTTGATCAATATCATCGTTAGGGTCGTTCTGAAGGTAGTTTGGGTGTTCAGCCAAGGAATAGGTTGCTGGTGAACTCAACGGGGCTAAAAAAGTATTATCTGTTGTTGTTTGAGCGGGACTACCGGCTTGTGTTTGTTGATTGTTGTATTCATTATTTATTTGTTGAGTGACGGAACTGATATCAAAATCATCATCAAGTTCGGCGTTATTACACGCACAATCACAAGCGTTACATTCTGGATAAGATATCATTGGTAATCCGATTCTTGGAAATCCTTTCAATCTTATTATGAATACTATTACAAACGCAAAGAAAACCAAATACAACGCTAACTTAAAAACGGCCTGTAATATTTGCCAAGCAGCTCTAAGAATTGCACCTATATTCACTATTGGTCCACCAGGAATTGCCGCAGCGGCAGTTTCAAGTGCTGAATTTATTGCGTCTATAGTTTCACGAACTTGGATATAGAGAAAATATATACACAGAATAACTAAAACCCACTTAATAACAGGCCATATCCAAGCTACAAAGTGAGCGACAAAAAGTAGAACAAGTATTGGAAATGTGAGTATGTTTAACAACAACATCCCCAAAAAATAAATAAAATCAAACTTTTGTACTGCATCATTGACTGGAAATGGATTGCTTGTTGATATACATTCTCTGTCGTCAATTTCTTTAATACCTAAATGTCTTGCTTTCCAAATACCATTTTTGTATCTATCCAAGAACATGGCCGTTGTGTAAACTTTATTATAGTTAAATTCATAAAATCTGTCTTCACAATTAATTGCTTCTTGAATCATAGACGAATCACCATAATCGTCCCAATCCAAACTAAAAGCATAAGACCTTAAAGAGTCATAAGTTGCCTGATCATAAAACGTGAATTGGAAATCTTGTGTTTGGGTTGTGTCAACCGCAGTAGAATTTATCCCTATCACTGAACCTGGTGAGTTTATAGGAATTGATGTTAAACTACCTGTGTAAGGAACACCGTTTATTGTTACCGATACGTCACCTGTATTAACAAAAGATTGAAGAATAAGTCCCCCTGTTTGTGCTGGTAAAACTAATGCGGATGGTTGACTTGTCGTTGTACCCGGTATTGATACAGAGTAATTCAAAGGTACACCCAAAGTTGGGTCTGCATTAGGTGTTGTTGATGCCCAACCATATTCTTTGATGTTCGGAACTAAAAAATTAGCTCTTAAGACATCGCTTTGAGCTCCTCCATCATTTTGCCAACTAATTTTAAATCTATATTTTCCTTTAGTAGGTATACCAACTGTTGGGTCTAATGATATAACTTGATTACCAAATTCATCAGTAGTTATGTAATCCAAATTCATAGGTACTTTTAAAAGATAAGTTCCGTCCCCGTCTATAACTTTACCCCCTTGTTCAATTTGATATTCTTCCAAAATAGGATAACCATTACCATCAACAGCAATAGTTTGTCTGACTGCGGATATTCTTCCTTGTCCTGCCTTTAATGAACAAAAACTACCGGCAGCACTTGGTACTCTACAGGTAGTTTTAAGTGCCTGATCATCTTGGGTTGACGCTATTGACCCCATGAATACAGCACTTGGTTTGATTGTTAAATTGATTTCTTGTGAAAGATCAAAATCTTGTCTTGTGATACCAATAAAACAAATATCAGGTTCACCCCAAAGGGGTTCAACATTGACTTGCTTAACTAAAGTAATAATTTGTGGTAATTCATTTAAATTGTTTGAAGATTTAAATTGTGATCCATTAAATTGGCTTTCAACTGCAAAACCACTATCTATCAAGTCTTGGGGTGTCAAAGAAAAACAACCGATATTGGACAAGTCAAGATTTAAAACCAATGTTTGTTGCCCTGTTGGTACTCCAAAAATCATGAAGTCACCACTTTCGTTTGTAGTTACAGTATATTTATAATACTTATCGTAAACTTCTATTATAGATTTTTCTAAAATTACCTCATCCCTATCGAAAAAACTACCTGTAGGTACGTGGCCAGGATACTCTGGTGATTTAGGTAGTAGATTGTATTTATACCCGTCTTCATTTCTACTATTTAATGTTTTATAGGGATATAATTCACTAATTATAGGATTTAATTCATCTTCATTAGTTAACGGTATGAAGACAGATAATTTAGCATTTGCTAAACCGAAACCACCATTCACAGAAACCCTTCCAGCAATTACCCCGTAGTCTGAACATCTTCTTTCATAAACTTCGGCTTGTGTTAACTTTAACGATAAAATTTCTATAAAATCAAAATCTTGTTCGAACTTCAAATTTACAGCTTTATCAACACCTATATTGGTTCTAATTCTATATGAATGTGGCATTAATTTCTTTTCTTGATAAATAGTTTATTTCCTATTTTAGAAAAATAATCGTTTTATGAGAAAAGGAAATTATCAAGAGAATGTAACTGTAGATAAATTGACCACACTTACTCTAATATCTTTATTTGGGAATCTTACTTGGTAGATTTGAGTTGGTTCTGCAAAGATAGTATCTGAAATAAGTTCAATCTGTTTTGTCGCTTGATTTGAATATGGTTGTGAAGTTTGTGATGATGAATATTGTCCTCCAACTTTATTAAAAACTTGAATATCAGATATAGACAACACCCCGTTTTCTGTTTGAATTTGTCTTCTTAGTTCAGATACATTAACGTTTTGACCTAGTTGTCTTGATGTCGGTGACATATATGTTGATACTATGTCAACTATTTTTGCAATAATTGATCCTTGACTTTGTGATGAATCTAAAACCACAGATATGTCAAACCCTAAATCAATAACATTAGCACTTTCTACAGAAACATAATCATTTATCATTCTATAATTTGACAGGTAATTAGCGATGTTAGTTTTAAGTGCGTTAGGTACAATAGATGTTAACGTTCCGTTAGAATCGTAAGATAGAAGTTTGATTTTTATTTTATTATTTTCTTCAACTATCGATACTTTAGATGGTGCTCCAAATTGGGAAGGCATGTTTCTTAATATTGAATCATAGTCATTAACTGTAACCGCTCTGTTTTGAGCTGAAAAGTTGAATGAAACAAAGTTTCTGATTTCTTCCAATGTTGGTGCTCCCGCCCCACCAACCGCGGCTATTGGGTTTGTACAACTTAGGGAATTAACCACACTTGTATTTATGTTTTCAGATGGACCGTTTACAAAAAAGTTGCTTCTCTGAACTTGTGTTATAACACCAATTCCAACATTACTTGCAACACCACCCCCAACTCGATATTGTATAAACAAGGTTGAATTGGATTTTAAAGTGTTTCCTAACCCTAAATTATTAACATACTTATTTATGTTTATTGATTGTCCGTTCCTTGCAAATTCACGCAATTGATCTTCTGCGGAATTATTACCACCACCAAATGTAAGTTTTAAAAACCCTTGGGGTGTATATTCTGTTATAAACTTGTCACTTGTACTTATATATCTACCAATTTTTATTCCTGGCGCGTCAGAAGGTTTTGTTGGGTCTTCAACAAAAACTCTGTCGTCAACAAGAGCTCTTACTTCATACCATCTACCATTTGGTGATAAAAACTCTTGATCCGAAGGAACGTTACTATATTGTGAACCATCTTTAACAATAACACTTGTAACACCTAAAACATTTCTTTCGGGTAAGAAAAGTTCAAAAAATGGTCTTACATCATTAGGGGTAATTACTCTTTTGAAAACTTTGGTTAAACCATTTAACACAACTTCACGTTTAGTTACTGTATAATTAATTATCGTACCATTTGCATCAACGTTAGGTCTAACAATTCGGGAATTAGGTTGTCCTTCGCCATTATATTGCGAAGAAAAATCAATATCATATACCGTTTCGAAAGACTGTCCAGCACCGTTGACTTGTGTTCCACGTCTTAAAATACCACAATATCTTATATCTTCTTTGTCACCAAAGGCAGGAACAGTGATTGAAAAATCAACCAAAGATATCGAAGGTCTTTGTCCCGGTATTTTTAATCCGTAGGTTCTAGCGATATTAAAAAGTGATGTTTTTTGTTGAGCGTACTGTAAAACTGTTTCTTGGATACTCCTATCAATTTGAAAATTAAGGTTATCCGCGACCGCAGCATTCAAGTCCATCAAAACTGAAAAAACAGATGCATCATTAAAGTTTTGAATTAATTCAGGATAGTAAGTTTTGACGTAGTTGACTAATTCAGTCCTTACTCCTTGGAAGTCCCTTACCGTGTATGAAATTTTCTTTTCTGCCATATATATTAAATATTCAAAATAATGAAATCAGAACTATTGAACGAATCTGAAGTTATTTTGTAATCAATTTTAACTCTTGCCGTATGTTCTTTTTGTGATATGTTAGGTACTGTAAATTCTCTTTGATCATCACCATTTATAAACGTACCTTTATTTTCTTCATCCATGGATGCGTCTGTAATTGTTATGTTTGTAATAAGTACCCCCGGCATAAATTCTTCAACAGAGTCTCTAATTTCAGCTTCTATTTCAGCAAAAGTTGGTCCATCAAGTGGTTCGAAAATATATTCATACAACCTTGTTCCGAAATCAGGTAAATAATACCTACTCCCTTTTCTGGTCAATAATAAATGAATAAGGTCCGTTCTAACTTCTTCGGACGCATAGTCAGTCAAGTCTAAATACTTCCCATCAAAAGAATCTCTAAAGGGGAAGGTTATACCATAAGTTATACCGTTTGCCATATTCAATAAATATACTATTTGGGTTTTTTATATAAATAAAAAAATCACTGATTTCTCAGTGATTTTCTTGTAAGGTCTTTGTACCTTTTTTATTTCTTGGGTCATAAGGACAATGTAAACAACCTGAACCACAACAACTACCTCTTCTTTTATGATAAGATTCTGTCATTACCATCCTACCTTGATTATCATAATAAAAATCTGTAGGAAGAAGTTTAGGTGTTATAAATTCTTTTACAAACAGTTCTTGTACCCAATCTTTAGATGCCCCAACATTCATAACTTATACTATTTCACAAGCTCCACCGGCACATGCGGCTTCACCACTTAAATTAGTATTATCTTGTAACTCGATAACTTTAGTTAAATCAACATCTGATAAAGTTTTGATTAATCGTTCAAAGTCTTCTTGTGTACAATCTTCAAATGGTGCTTGAGTATATGTTCCACCGTTGTAAGGAAGAACTGAAAGTCCATTGTAGAATTTTCTGTTACTCCACATCCAATCACCAACTAATTCCCATTCATCTTCTTTAATTGAAACTGTTGCAGATACATTATGTGAATTTTGACCACCTCTATGTCCAAACTTAATCCATTCTTGTGATACTTTCTTTACACGTTCTAACATTTGGAATACAGACTCGTGACGAAGAATTGACCCTTCAGGTGCTTTCTGTGGAATTGTAATTACTGCGGTATCATGTGGTCTGAAAAATTCATCTTCAACTAACTCAGGGTGGTTAATTGCCAAGTAAGAGTAAATCGCCTCATTTTTACCCACACGAATTCTTCGCAAGTAGTAGTCGTTATGCCATGCGTGAATACCTGAAGATGTACCTAAAACCAAAGATGATGTTCCTGATGGTTTAACTGTAGTTGTTCTTGCTGCTTTATTAATTCCGATGAGATTTGCAACACGTTCGTTTTCTTCTTTAACCGCAACTGCCGCCGCTTTCATATCATAACCCAATACAACACCTGAACCGATACCTGTCATACCAACCCCAATAAGAGCGTCTTTTTCAGTGGTTCTTTTCCAAACATCACGAAGATAATGGAAGTCAGTGTATCCCGCTTGAAGTGTTCCGATAAACGCAGCTCCTTTAACTCTTTTTTCAAAATCTTCTTGAGACTCAATATCAGAAGCATTTACCTCACACAAGTTACAGAATTGATATGGGCGAAGACCGATCTCACAACATGGGTTTGTTCCCCAATCTTTGTCATTTGACAAATAGATACCAGGTTCCCCTGCCCCTGACAATTCAATTCTTTTCCAAAGATCCATAAAGTATTCTTTGGTAACTTTGTGACGAAGTAAAACCGCTGAGTTATTC